TGAAGGAGAAAGACGAACCATCGCATCCAACTTAAACTGTTGGGATGTGCAACAACCAACACCTGAGGAGGTGCAATAATGGCAAAAGCCGAAAAAAAAGAAACCGTTGAGGTAGAATTTACGCCTGAACAAAAAAGTTTTCAAGCACACATACAAAGCTTGACAACAAAAATTAATCAACATCTGTTTGAGATTGATGAGTTACAGCCAAGTTTAAATATGTATAAACAGGCTCTAACCGAAAGTATGAAATCACAAACTAATGATATTTCAGAGGAGAATACAAATGACAATAATTAATATATTCACTTGGATCTGCACTATTATAGCTATAGCATCTTTTGTAGCCGCTATTACACCTACACCGCAAGGTAACTGGTGGTTATCAAAACTTTATAAAGTAATTGATTGGTGTGCATTAAATGTTTTAAAAGCAAAGGATAAGTAACATGAGTTTTTTAAAAAGATTTTGGAATAACCTTACTGGAACTGAAGAAGTTAAAGTAAGATCAAGAAACAAAAAAGGACATTATGTTGCTGATGACAAATCAACACCAGATGTCAACGAAGCTTATACAACTAAAAGAGTCAAGAAAACAAAAATTACTACAGACAATATAGGCTAATGGCAAAATCACCAGATGCTTTTGTTTATAATGCAACGCTAGATCGTATTGTTGACGGAGATACCTTTGACTGTATTTTAGATCTAGGTTTTGATGTAAAACTACATAAACAAAGAGTAAGGCTACACGGTATAGATACTCCAGAATCCAGGACACGTGATCTTGCTGAAAAAAAACTAGGTCTAGCTGCAAAGGTTAGGCTTGGTGAGTTATGTTGCGGTAGTTTTAAAGTTAAATCACTTGGTAAAGGTAAATATGGCCGTATTCTTGGCATACCTTATACAGAAGATGGTAAAGATATTTGCCAAATGCTTATTGATGAAGGACACGCAGTTGAGTACCACGGAGGCACCAAAAGTAAGGTTTGGGGTGACTACTAAATCAAATGGACTCAGTAGTTCAATTAATTAATGAGGTAGGTTTTCCAATAGCAGCAGCTATAGGTTTAGGTTTATTTATCTGGAAGCTTATTAATAAAATTATTGACGGTATGGAAACTAAAGTAGATGTACTAGATGAAAAGGTATCTGCTCAAATATCTGAAATAGAACAACGATTAGGTCAAAAACTAGACTCACAACACGGCATTTTGGTAGCTTTAATAGACAGAGTAAGATCTGTAGATAATGAGATAATTAGACAAGATACTCTTCTAAAGACTATACTTGGTGTACCACAATTAATGCATACTGATAGGTTAGCAAAGGCGGATAGAGATGACCAAAGAAAAGATTAAATCAACAGAAGCTGAAAAAACAAAAATATTATTTACTTTACTTTTTATTGGAATTGCGTTGTTTTTAGGAATACTAGGTGTAAATTTAAAAGCAGATCAAATAGTTCACAAGTTTAAATCACCTAGTTTTAACGGCGTTGGTACTTCTTCACATTATCTAACTATTGAGAACCAAGAGTTTAGCCGTAAACTTACTATCAAAGAAGAGATTAAAGCTTTACAAGAAGAAATAGAAAGAGAGAAAGAAAACTCTACACTTGCAAGGTTTATGCGTAACTTAGAATCAAGAGTATATGCAGAATTATCAAGGCAGCTAGTTAATAACTTGTTTGGTGAAACGCCACAAAGTTCTGGCACCATTACATTAGAAGGTAACACTATAGAGTATACTAGCGATGGCGTAACATTAACCCTAAAGATAACGGAAGCAGATGGCACAGTTACAGAAATCACAATACCTATTGGTACTTTTACTTTCTAGTTGTTCTACATTAGATCAATTTGAAGATACTTACGAACAAAGATTTTCTAAAGATATTGTATCTATACAAGATTTACAGTCTAAAGAACTAAAAAACGTACCAATACCAGAGGTTAGTCCAGTAGTAGCGGTATACCCTACAGCATTTACTGATCAAACAGGGCAACGTAAAAGTAATAGTGAATTTGCATTATTTAGTACCGCAATAACACAACAACCAAACGCACTACTTATACGAGCTCTTAAACACGCAGGAGACGGTAATTTCTTTAGGGTGGTTGAACGGGTAGGACTCGACAATCTTACTAAAGAACGCCAGCTTATAAGGTCAGCAAGAGAACAAACAGCTACAGAAGAAGATAAAAACAAAGCTCTAAGGCCATTATTATTTGCAGGTATCTTAATAGAAGGTGCCGTTATATCTTACGAAGCTAATTTAGAGTCTGGTGGCGTAGGAGCTAGGTATCTAGGTATTGGCAATAGCGTACAGTATAGAGAAGACAATATAACAGTCTCACTTAGAATGGTGTCTGTAGCTACAGGCGAAGTATTACTAGAAGTATTAAGTCAAAAGACCATATTTAGCTATGGTAAATCTGAAGATGTATTTAGGTTTATTGAGGCAAATACTGAGCTAGTAGAAATAGAATTAGGTAACGCTAGAAATGAATCTTCTACCATAGCTTTGATGAAAGCTATAGAAGGTGCTGTCCTTGAACTGGTGCAAATAGGTTATAACAGAAAATATTGGGTTTTACAAAAAGGAAACCAAGGAGTAAAATTAAATGATGAAGAAATTAATAAGCCTACTTGTGATGCTGAGTGTATCGACAAGTTACGCGGCTGATAACGAAATTTATGTAGACCAGTCAGGAACTGGTGCAAATATAGACCTAGAACAATTAGGTATATCTAATATTATTGGTGGTTTAAATTCAACGGCTGGAAGCGTTAATGCTTTTGATTTGGATGGAAACACTATGACTTTAGACATCAATATGATTGGTGCAACCAACAAGTTTCTTGGTGATATATTTGCTGACACATTTACAGGTTTTTATGAGTTTGATGGCGGTACTAATTCATTTACTATTCAGGTAGATCCTACAGATACTTATAGTGCTGACGGCTCAAACCAGAATGTTGATGTAACAGGTAGCGGTAATACATTTACCTTAAATCAAGGTACAACAGCACTAGCTGCATCACTTGACTTAGATTGGATTATTAATGGTTCAAATAACACAGTTACATCAAATATTAATATTGATGGAGCAACTAACTATATGGATATAGATGGTTCTGATAATACAGTTACTTATACAGGAACAGGTGTTAATGCCTCAGCAGGCGGATATTTTTGGTTAGATCATACTGGTGGTTCAAGAACTTTTAATATCTCACAACTGAGTACACAAGATAATGACTGGCTTAAAATCATATCCGTTTCTGGCACTTCTGCTTCTACTGTTTGTGTCATTCAAAACGACCAAGGTACAAGCACAAGCTGTTGATATAGGAGATATTTCCGAACTTAACGGTACAGCTCAGATACTTAGAGATAAGCCGTATGATGCTAATTTAAAGTTTGCTATACAGAGTAATGATGAAGCCATTACAAAAAATGGCCGTATGGCTATTACTTTTCTTGATAATTCAGTCGTAAAGCTAACAGAATTTAGTGAGCTTATTATTGATGAATATATATACGATCCAGATCCAAGCAAAGCAAAGATGGCACTTACCTTTGGACTTGGTACGGCTAGGTTTATTACAGGCAATCTTAACCGTATAGATAAACAAAACATCATACTCAAGACACCTACGGCTAATATAGCTATTCGTGGTACTGATTTTACAGCTACAGTAGATGAACTAGGCCGTAGTCTTATAATACTTCTACCAGACTCTCTAGGGCTCTCTAGTGGCGAAATAGAGGTAGTTACTGCTATGGGAACAGTTTTACTTAACAAACCCTACGAAGCAACTACAGTTAGTGTATTTGAGTCAGCTCCTAGTAAACCCGTTATATTAGATTTAACACTAGATGTTATAGATAATATGCTTATTGTGACACCACCAAAAGAAGAGGTTTTGGTTGAAGAAGAAACCACAAGCACACAAACAGATAGCGTACTTGATTTTAACGATCTTGATATAGATTATCTTGCAGAAGATTATTTGAAAGAAGATAGTTTGGAGTTTACCGAACTTGACATAAATTACCTGGATGTAAACTACCTAGAAGATTTATTAAATGTACTAGATGCATTAGAAGTAGCAGATGAAGAGGATCAACTAGCACAAGCCACCAGCACACAATTATCTGGTACTTTATTAGGCAAAGATCCAGAAACACAAATAACAGCTTTAATTACAGGCAACGTTGTTAGTCTTAGAAGAGAGGTAAGCGAAAGCGTTAGAGTAGATCTTAATGGTAGTAACGCCTATACAGTTATTTTGATACAAGATGGTATTTCAAATATAATTAAAATAAATGGAGGGAGTGACAGCGTTATAACTATCACTCAAAGTGATTAATGAAACGACTATTATTACCTGTAGTTATAATACTATCCTTACCATTATTATTCCAAAGCACGCCTACAGAGATACTTAAGTTAAAAGTATTTGATACCTTTATACAAACACCTCAAGAGTCTAGTAACTTTGTCATACTCAATATTACTGAAGAAGACGTAGAGCGTGAAGGTGGTTATCCATTACCAAGACAAAGACTTGCAGAAATACAAATAGACTTACTAAACAAAGGAGCTATAGGTGTGGGTTGGGTTATATCTTTTCCTCAAGCTGATCGTATGGGTGGTGATGAAATGTTTGCAACAGCACTAGGTTATGCACCCTCTGTTATAGCTATGTTTGAAGACGGTAAAGGTAACTTTCCTGCATCACCTGGTACAGTTGTTATGGGTAATAATAATGGTGGTATACTTAGTTTGGGAGTAAAACAAAACCTTCCTCTATTAGCAAACAACACGCTAACTGGTTTAGCTATTGCTCCCACAGATGTAGATCAACTTGTAAGAAGAATACCTCTTTTAGTCAAAACACCTAACAACGAATGGATACCTAGTTTTGGTACACAAATATATAAGGCCTTGTTTAATGTAAAAACATACATTATAAAAACTAATGATAATGGTATATCAGAAATATCAATAAGGGGTATACCGCCAGTTAAAACAGATAGTCTTGGCCGCAAATGGGTCAGTTGGGTTGACACACCACAAACTGATTTAAAAGAAATGAATGTAGCAGGTAAGTTTGTGTTTGTAGGTGTAACTGCCAACGGGGTCATGCCACAAATTGCTACGCCTGTAGGTTTATTAGAACCACATAAGATACAAGCAGCACTTGCAGAATCAATACTTATACAAAACAGTCCTTATGTACCCGACTGGTCTTTAGCAGCAGAGCTTACAATACTTATAACCTTTGTTACTTTTGTATGGTTTGCTTTACACATACTAGGTATTACTTGGGGTATTGCTGTTGCTACACTTCTAATGATTATAAGTGGGGGATTAGGTTATTACCTTATAAACAAAGGGATGTTGGTAGATGTATCTTGGACACTTATATCAGAGTTTATTACAGGATCTATAGCCTTTTATTTAAGATTCAGACAACAATATAAACTAAGACAACAAATCAAGAAACAGTTTGAGCACTACCTTGATCCAAGGCAAGTCAAAAAACTACAGGATGATCCTAACTCTTTAGTGCTTGGTGGTGAGCGTAGATATTGCACGTTTCTCTTTACTGACGTAAGAGGCTTTACTGCTATGTCTGAAAAGCTAGAACCAGAAGAAGTAACAAAAATTATGAACAAAGCTTTAACAATACAAGCAAATGCAGTTAAAGAGTATGGAGGTATGGTAGATAAATATATAGGTGACGCTATGATGGCCGTATTTAATGCTCCTATTGACCTACCAGGACATGAAACTGCCGCCGTATTATGTGCTAGAGATATTCAAGAAAACATTAAGAAAGCAGATATTAATGTTGAAATAGGCGTGGGAATAAACACAGGTTTTGCATTATTAGGTAACTGTGGATCTGAAGATAGGTTTGATTATACGGCTATAGGGGATGCGGTAAACCTTGCAGCAAGACTAGAGAGCTCAACCAAAGAAGTTGGTGAAGATATTGTTATAGGTTATGATACTATCAGTTCAAGTAATTTTAGCAACGAGGTATTGTTAAAAGAACTTGATAGTATTTTTGTAAAAGGTAAAGAAAAACCAATTAAAATATATACATTACAAGATGGTTAATAAAAAAATGACAGTAAATGATGTTGCAGAAAGACTTACAAAGCTAGAAACAATATCGCATGAACGTTGGAAAACTGCTTTTAATGAGTTTTCTGACATCAAACAAGAAATAACTTATATAAATTCAACTATAAAAGCTGCAACCTTTGGGGTGTTTGGTTTTATTGGTGCTATAGGTATTGCAGTTTTAACGAGGTTTTTAATATGAAAGGATTACTTAAAAATATAGTGGGTGCGGTAGCTCCTACATTAGGATCTGCCATGGGTGGACCACTTGGTAATATGGCTATGGGTAAAATAGCTGAAGTATTAGGTGTATCTAATGATCAAAAATCAGTACAGCAAGCAATACAAAATGCTACACCAGAACAGATGATGGAGCTTAAAAAAGCTGAACAAGAGTTTGAAGTACAAATGAAAGAGCTTGATGTTGATGTCTTTAAATTAGAAGTAGCTGACAAACAACACGCTAGAGGTATGTTTAGCAAAGACTGGACTGCTAGAATTATAGGCCTATTTACTATAGGTGGCTTTATGGGTTACATATTTTTAGTAACTATTCAACCACCAGAGCAAAACAGCGAAGCACTTATTAATTTAGTGCTTGGTTATCTTGGAGGATTAGCAAGTGCAATTATTTCGTTCTATTTTGGAGCATCTAATACCAGCGACAAAAAGGAGTAATATGAAAATATCACAAGAAGGTTTATCGCTAATTAAAAAGTTTGAAGGTTGTCCAACAGATGAAGAGGGTAATGTTGTAAGTTATAGATGTGCCGCAAATGTGCCTACAATAGGTTATGGGTCAACTAAGTATAAAGGAGAGCCTGTAGAAGACGGTATGAAGATTAGTATGAATGAAGCAGAAGATTTACTTATACATGAAATGGATGAATACGAAGGCTATGTAAATCACATGGTTACAACAGATTTAAAACAATGTGAGTTTGATGCATTGGTTGCATGGGTATTTAATCTAGGTCCATCAAACTTTTCTAGTAGTACGTTACTTCAAAGAATCAACAATAAAGACTGGGCAGATGTTCCAAATCAAATTAAGAGGTGGAACAAAGCTGGTGGAAAAGTTTTACAAGGCCTTATAAGACGTAGAGAAGCAGAAGCTTTGCTATTTGAAGGCAAAGAATGGCATGAGGTATAGGCATGCCCTTACAGAAGCTTACATTTAGACCAGGTATAAATAGAGAAGGTACCGCTTATGATAACGAGGGCGGATGGTTTGATTGTAATCTTGTAAGGTTTAGAAAAGGTAGACCAGAAAAATTTGGTGGTTGGGCAAAATTAACATCTAATACATACTTAGGTACAGCTAGAGCTCTACATTCTTGGATTTCATTAGAAAGCACCAAGTTTTTAGGATTAGGTACACACCTAAAATACTATATAGAAACTGGAGCTGGTTTTAACGACATTACACCAATAAGAGCAACAACATCAGCAGGTGATGTAACTTTTGCCGCATCAAATGGTAGTTCAGAGATAACGGTTTCAGATACAGCACACGGGGCAGTACAATTTGATTTTGTAACCTTTAGTGGTTCTGCATCACTTGGTGGCAACGTTACAGCTGCCGTACTTAATCAAGAATATCAAATAGACACTATTGTAAATGCTAATAGCTATAAGATTACAGCCAAAGATACATCTGGGGCTACGGTTACTGCAAATGCTTCTGACTCTGGAAACGGTGGATCTTCTGTGGTTGGCACTTATCAAGCAAATGTTGGGCTTGATGTATATGTTGCTGGAACAGGTTGGGGTGCTTTAGGATGGGGTGAAGGTACCTTTGGTAGCACATCTGCACTAAGTGAAACAAACCAATTAAGATTATGGACACATGATAATTTTGGTGAAGATCTAATAATAAATCAAAGAAACTCTGGTATTTTTAAGTGGACAGAAAATAATGGAGTAGGCACTAGAGCTGTAGAACTTTCTGGTATATCAGGTGCAAATTTAGTTCCTACTAAAGCTTTACAAGTTATAACATCTGAAAAAGATAGGCATTTAATAGTTTTAGGTGCGGATCCTATATCTGGTTCTACAAGAACTGGTGCTGTGGATCCTATGCTTATTGCCTTTAGTGACCAAGAAAACGCACTAGACTTTGAGCCATTGTCAACTAATACAGCAGGATCACTAAGATTGTCATCTGGTTCATCTATTATTGGTGGTGTAAAAGCAAGGCAAGAAATATTAGTCTGGACTGATACAGCTCTATACAGTATGCAGTTTATAGGGCCACCATTTACTTTTGGGATTAATTTAATTAACGAAGGCACAGGTTTAATAGGTCCTAAAGCTGCAACAACAACCCCTAGTGGTGTTTATTGGATGAGCTACAACAACTTTTATTCATACAATGGTAGTGTTCAAACCTTGCCATGCTCAGTACATAACTATGTATTTGGTGATATAAATCTAGGTCAGTCATTTAAAATAAATGCCTTTACTATAAAAGATAAAAGTGAAGTAGGTTGGTTCTATTGTTCTAGTAGTGCAACCGAAGTAGATAGATATGTTATATACAATTATGTAGAGGGTATTTGGTTTTATGGAAAATTATCCAGAACAGCTTGGCTTGACTCTGGCATTGAAAATTTCCCAAGAGCTGTAAGTGGCGGATACTTGTACCAACAAGAGCTAGGATTTAATGACGATGGTTCTCCTATGACAAATGTCTTTATTGAAAGTTCTGATTTAGATATAGGAGATGGCGAACAGTTTTCATTTATAAAAAGAATTATACCCGACTATAAATTCATACAAGATGATAATAGTGGTAATGTAAATGTAGTTCTTAAAACAAGAAACTTTCCTGGCGATACTTTAACAACAAATTCTACTAGTACAATCAGCTCATCTACTCAACAAGCATTTGTTAGAAGTAGATCTAGACAGATAGCACTTAGATTTGAGTCTGATGATGATGCTTCTAATGATGGCAATTTATCAATAGGGTGGAGATTGGGAGCTACACGTATAGATATTAAGTCAGACGGTAGAAGATGAGCAAACTTCTACAAACACAGCTACCTATAGCTAGTGATACGGTTACTTCAGATCTTTTTAATAGATTAGTAAGAATTCTTGAAATTAATTTAGGTTCTGTAGATCTTGATAATGTAAGACAAATTACTGACGCAGAAAAAAATACAGTTAAATTTAATGACGGTAGCATCATCTGGAATACAACAGTAGGCGTATTACAAGTCTATACTGGCAACAAGTGGGTAGATATTGGTGATAGAACATTGCCTCAAGGATTTGAGATGGCATCAGCCTTAGGTGAAGTTTCTGTAAAAACTAATGGCGATATAACCATAACACTATGAGTAATACAGCAGAAGATCTAAATTATCAAGTTAAAAACCTTTTACTTACTTATCCTTCTGATTGGTACATACAAAAAGACACATTTGATGCTGTAAAAGATTCTATACAGCCAATAGTAAACTTCTATGAAGACAGTGGTGTTGAGCCTAGACAAGATACAAAACTAGATAAAATAATCAAAGAACCACTAAAAGATGTGTATACAGTGCCATTCTTTTCAGAAAAGTTTTGCGAAATACTTTTAGATGAAATGAAGAGCTTAGAGGCACATTTTGGCTTTAACCCCAACCCAGAAGAGGATAATTTACGGCAAATACCAGAAATAACTTTTCAAGATAATTGTCCTCAAATCTTTCAATCTCTAATGCAAACGATATATACTATAGGTAATCCTATATTTTTGAATATTTGGAACCGACACGTAGATAGTGGTGGAATACAGATAGCCAACTATAATTTAAAGGATAAAAAACAAGGTGCTTGGCATCACGATGCAAGTGCTGATATTAGTATGGTAGTTCCTTTGAACACTGGAAAGTACAAAGGTGGCGGAACTGAGTTTTTAAAACGTGGTACAGTCGAGCCCTTACCTACAGGCCACGCTCTAATTTTTCCTAGTTTTACTCATATGCACAGGGGACTTGCAGTAGAATCAGGAGATAGATACTTATTAGTATTTTGGTTAAAATGTTTACAGGAATAATAGAGCATGAATAGAACAGACAATTCAGGAACAGGCATAGCAGGTTTAGGAAGAGGAGAAGACAGTATGCTTGCCCATGTAGCACCAGGAGAAATGGTAGTCCCACCAGTAATCTCACCACAAACACAAAAAATTATAGAACAAGAAATGATGTCTGCTGGACTAGATCCTAGTGAATATACTGTAGGTCAAGGTATGTCTATCAACCCTATAACAGGTATGGCAGAGTTTGGCTTCCTTAAGAAGCTAGGTAAAAGTTTAAAGAAAGTAGTTAAAAAGGTAGCACCAGTATTATCAGTAGCAATGCCTTTTATACCAGGTTTAAATGCTTTAAGTCCTTTATTGCAAGGAGCAATTAGTGCAGGAGTAGGAAAAGCAGCAGGTCTAGATACAAAAGATGCTTTATTAGCAGGTTTAACTACTGGAATTGGTGCAAAAATCAAAGGTCCACCTGGAGGCATTACTGACGCTGCATCTAAAAGTAAATTTCCAAAATTAGCAAAGTTTTTTAATCCAGCAGAAGATGCAACTGGTATTTTTGGTGGCAAGATAGGGCCTAATATTAGAGGCGGTATTGGTAATATATTTACACAAAGACAGCCAGCTATGACACAAGAACAAATTAACGAACTTACCCCTGAACAATTAGCTGCATATCAACAATCTATGAATACAGGACCTTTTGGTGGTCAGTTTGGACCTTTCTTACGAGATACATTTTTAGGTACTTCAGAAGACCCAGGATTACTACGTAACATTGTTGGTGGTGGTGGAGAAGGCGGTGGACTGGGTGGCAACGCTGGTTTAATGGCTATGGCTGCACTATATGGTAAAGCTGTAAAAGAAGATTTTAAACGCAAAGAAGGTGGCCTAAAAGACATAAGACAATCTGTAAGACCAGATCTAATGCCTGCACCTACATTTACAGGTTTTGATTTAGGCGTAAGGCCTGGAATGAAATACGGTGGTAGCATGGATGAAGAAGAACTTGATATGCGTATGGGTGGTCCTTCAATAGGCCCAGGAACAGGTACAAGTGATGATATACCAGCTATGTTGAGTGACGGAGAGTTTGTAATGACCTCAGCTGCTAACAATGGTTTAGGTGGATTTAAAGTAACAAAGACAGAAACAGGTATAGAACTTATACCAAATGGCAAACCAAACAGACAAAAAGGTGCAAAAAATATGGACAAACTTATGAAGACCTTTGAGCAATTTAACAAAGTAGGACAAGCATAATGAGATTTGATAGAAATTCTATTATGGCTCCTATAGGTAGACCATCTCCTGTTATGGGCGTTAGACCAATATTAAGAGAGCCTGGATTAGGTATGCCAGAAAGAAGTATTTTTGAACAACCAAACCCATTTTTACCTCCACAAACACCAATAACACCACCTGTAAATATAACTGGTCCAGTTTTACCACGTATGAAACCACCTGTCATACCCCCAAGACCGCCATCAATAGGTGGAGTAGGTGGTATAAATCAAAACTTTAGACCCCTAGAAAGACCTGTAATACCACAAATTCCACAATCTATACCTCAGGTACCTAGCCCTCTACCAATACAAACACCGATAGCACCACCACCTATTAATATAGGTGGACCTGCTTTAGACACATCTTTAATACCACAAAGAGAAATATTAGAAAGACCAATTATTCCACCAAGACGTGACGATTTTATGTCTATAGAAAGAATAGGTAATACAGATGATATGGCTAGATTACCTGAACCACCATTACAAACAACACCAGCACCAGTGTTACCACCTGTTGTAACACCAGATCCTATTATTCAACCTGCTCCTACCGAGCCAGCTGCAGTGGCACCTACGGCTGGAGCAGTACCCGCACAAACACAAATGCCTATGGGTGCAATAGATCCTGTGTTATTACAACAACAGACATCTGAAAAGCTAACAGATCCATTGCTTAGATCTCTATACTTTGGTACTCAAGATCAACCAGGTTTTTATCAACAGTTGCAACAAGCTGGTGCTAACCTTATTGGACAAGATGTACCTTTACAACAAACAGCAGGTTTATCTCCACTAGAATTATTAGCAAGAGAACAAGCTGTAGCAGGTATAGGTGGCTTTGAACCATTTTTACAACAAAACAGAGATTTAGTTAATCAAGCGATAGAGCAATCAAGAAGAGCAGAAGGACTACAAGATCCTTATTACACACAAGCTGAAGAAATTTATAAAGATACTATGGGTGCATATGATCCTAGTATGACACAACAGTTCTACAATCCTTATGAAGATGCAGTAGTACAACAAACTATTGAAGATGTAATGAAAGCTGGTGACAAGCAAGATATAGCTGCTAGAGCTCGTGAGATTAGTTCTGGAGCCTTTGGTGGTAGTAGAGCAAGACTTGGTGCAGAAGAACGTAGACAAGACCTCGGAGAAGGCCTAGCAAAAGCATTAAGTGGTATAAGACAAACAGGATTTAGCGAAGCACAAAGAACAGGACTTGGTGAGTTTGCAAGACTACAAGCAGCCAAAAGAACTGGTGCTGAAGGATTGATGGGTATTGGTGTTGGCAGAGGTAGTGCTGCAGCAGATCTAGGTAGACAGTTAGCTGGATATGGTGGCCAGATTGGTGGTATAGGTCAGACTCAAGAACAAATGAGAGCAGGTCAAAGAGGCGAACTAGCAGGCTTTGGTGGTACAGGAAGAGGTATTGCTGAGACTGGATTAAGTAGAATATATCAGCAACAACTAGGACAACAGCAAAGACCATTAGGTGTATTAGGACAAATTGGTTCTATGTTACCAGGCTATCAAGCATCACAAACACAGATTGACTCTGGATACGGTATGCCAACAGATCCTTCAGCTGCAGGACTAGGTGCAGCATTTAGTGTCTACGGTGCTTTGGCTCCAAGACAAGGTAGTAGTTAATGAACTTCATGAATCGTAAGATGTTTGCAACAGGTGGTAGTGCCGAAAATCCATATTTTTATGTTGACGCACAAGGCGAAACTCAATATTTAGATCAAACAAAACTTGTACCTATACTAAGATCTACAGACATTACGGCTTTAGAGGCTTTAATACAAAATCCAGATGTTACATATAGTCCTGCCGCACAAGAAGTTTTTAGGCAAGTGGTTGGTGAAAGAAAAGCTACTTTTTCATCTACAGATCCATCTTTATTTAAATTTGGTGAATTTTTACCTGATAACCTAACAGGTTTGTCTGCATTGCGAGATATTGGAGGATTTGGTTTAGATTTTGCTGGGCAGGTTGGCGAAGGTATATATAATCTTGGTAGAAGTGTGTCTTCTGGTTTTGGAGAAAGATCTGTTGAAGATACAGAATTTGCACCGCAAGATGTGTTTCCTAGTGAAAGATTCCCAAACGTACCAGATACAATTACAGGTAGACCAGGAACTGATGAGGGGTTTATGTCTGGATTTGATAAGTCTGGTATTTTAAGAAGAGGATATACAAATCCCCAACTTGCTGCAATACTGAATAGATCTATGAGTGAAGTGCAAGATTTTTCTGAAGATATAGCTGCAATAGATAATGTTTCAACTCCTGTAACTGAAACAGAAACCGTTTTAGATACTGAATTACCAACAAGCATGACTGATATAGAAGAACTAAAACCATTAGTTCCTATAACTTTTGGTGAAACTATTGGTCAATCTTTTGCTCCAGGAACTGTAGGCTTTGAAGAACAAGAAGCTAGAAGACTTGCATATCAACAAGAAATGATTGGCCGAGATGAGTTTGGTAACATTATTGAAAGACCAGATGAAGTATTGTTACCACCAGATATAAAAGATGAAATAGATAAAACTTTACAAGAATTAACACCTATTGAAGTGTTAGTTGACACAAATAAGACAGAAGAGCAATCAAAAGCAGAAAATTTAAGCAAATTTAGTCCACCAGATTTAGAGTTAGCAAAAGTAGACTTAACTCCTGCACCGCCTGTAATACCAAAAGAAACTACAGGTGTCTTTGGGTCTGACAGATTTTTAGACTTTATAAGAAATGTTGGAGGTCAACTTGTAGCTACTGGTCAATTAGGTGAAGGATTAGCAACAGGTGCGGCAAAAGCGGCTGAAGAAAGGACAGCTAGAGATTTACTAGAAGAACAAGAAACCAAAAAATTTGAGAGAGATATGGATCTTGCTATCGCTATTGAAAAAATTAAAAGTCAGGGTTCAAATTTATTGAAGCCATCAGAACTTGGTGCGTTGCAAGAAGATGTTGATAGATTAAGCACAAATGTAAAAGATTATGGGGGCACAGAAGCTTCCATCCAAATAATGAACTCTGCAATAGATTTATTTGATGAAGCTATCAAAAATAATGTACCTATAACAGGGTTACCAGGATATGCAGTAAGAGGTATAGATAAATTAAAAGCATTTATGGGTTCTACAGATGAAAATGTTTCTGATTCAACTAAAATTGTTAATTACATAAACCAAGTAAAACAAAGAAGTATTAGAGAAATACTAAATGAATCTGGTCGTACTATATCTAATTTAGATAGAGATATAGTTAATGATGTTTTTGGCGAAATAAATTTAACAGACAAACCCTCAGAAATAAGAAAAAAATTATCTAACGCAAGAGAAAATTTAATCAGAAACAATGAAGACAAGAAAAGAAGTATTGAATCCACATATAGCATAGTTAGAAACCCTGCTTACCAAGGCGTAGGTATAAACGCAGTTACTCCTTTTGTAGATGATATATTAAGAATTATTTATGGCTCTGCTGCAGTCGCACAATCTAATAGCAGTGGTTCTCAACAAGGCATCATAGACATTGGTCTTGAGTCTACATAACAATGCCAACTTTTAGAGTAGGAATTGCACCAGGCGTTACACACGTAATTGATGCACTTAATGAAGATGAAGCAAGAAAAAAAACTAGAGCTGAAATAGCTAAAGGTGCCGTATCTCCATTCTATGATGATTTATATTTTGATTATGAAACAGGCGTAAATATCAAAGAAGGTATAGGTAAAGATTTAAGACAA